GCAGTTTTGAGCCGGATAATGGGACAGTTATTTGGCGTGGTGGAGGTGGCTGGCAAGGATATACGATGGTAAAATGGGAAAAATGCACATAAACAACTGTTTCCATTTTGGAAACAACCACAAAAAAAGGGGAAATGATGATGGCTAGCATAATCGAAAGAAAAAGTTGGTTTGAGGAACGAGACCAGTTACAAAAAGACTTACGCGCCGCCCAACAAACTGTCGCCAAATGGCGGGCGGATGTTGACTACCTCGGCGGAAAACTTACGGTGGCAAAAGAGAACATCGACATTTTGCAGCGAGAGGTAATTCAGGCGCACCGCAATGAGCGTGAAATGAGCCGTCTCATCTGGAGTGCCGCGCGTCGGGCTACAGACCTCGGATTGGAGGATGGCGAATTTATTGATTTGATAAAATATGTTTCGGCAAAAGAGGATGAGGTGAGAATATGAGCAACCAAACGAAAGCCGATATTCAACGAGAGAAAGAAAAGGCGAAAGCTGACGCGCGACGCGGCGGGCTAGCTCCAGCAGAAGAAACTGAACGGCGATTGGATAAATTGCGGTTCGCGCTGGCGATGTACTCAAAAAAAACAGTTAGAGGAAACAGAAAATGACCAAAATCGAATGGACTGATAAAACGTGGAACCCCATCGTTGGTTGCCGCAAAGTATCGCTGGGTTGCCAGAATTGTTATGCAGAGAAAATGGCGCGGCGACTAGCCGCGATGGGAAATAAAATATATCAGAACGTCATTGGCGCGGATGGGAAATGGAATGGGGTGCAAGCGGTTAATGGTTTGAACGTGCTTGATGCTCCGTTGCACCGGAAAAAGCCGACAATATGGTTTGTTAATTCAATGTCGGATTTGTTTTTGACAAGTGGTGAATTTAATTGGATGGCGGCTAACCACGTTTGGGATATTGCATCAAAAACGCGACAACATACCTATCAAATCCTCACAAAACACCCCGGCAATATGAAGAAAATTGTTAGTGGACTTGTGGGGAAATATGGTGTCTTACCGAACATCTGGTTGGGTGTCAGTGTGGAAAATCAGGAATATGCCGACAAACGAATACCAATATTGCTTCAAATACCGGCGGCGGTTCGATTTGTGAGTGCGGAGCCCTTGTTAGGCGCAATTGATTTTAAGCAATCATATCCCACCGTCATTGATTGGATTATTGTTGGTGGCGAAAGCGGCTCTGGCGCACGTCCGATAAACCCGGATTGGGTGCGCTCAATTCGTGACCAGTGTCTTGAGGCAAATATACCGTTTTTCTTCAAGCAATGGGGAGCGTTCGCGCCGGTTTTCAATTCGTATACAAATGATGGTGGGTATGATATGCAAAAACTTGGCAAAAAAAAAGCCGGATGCAAACTTAATGGATGTGAATGGAAACAAATGCCGGGGAAGGTGTCAAGATGAGCGCATATCCAACACCGATGACACTCCGCCAATATGATGAATTGATGTGTATATTAGCTGCCGGTGAGATATTATCACCAGGGGTATTAGCAAAAAAATGGGGATGCAAAAAAAACACAATGTGGGGACGTATTTACAGAATGCGCAAATGCGGGTTGGTTATCCCCCCCTCGTTCCCCCAAAAGGTCTCGTTGAAATTGTGCGGCGATGCCGCCGAACCGGAATGCCCTCATTGCGCGGCGGCGGGGCGCATCAGCGTATACGGCGACGCCGTACATCTGACGACCGACGGCTATTTTCATTGGTGTGAGGTGTGCGGCTATGACCCGGATTATACTGCCGCCACAATGCCGCCGCCAACAGAAATGCAACTGACGGCATTACATCAATGGGAGGCAACGCTATGACGTGTGACCAATGCGCAAAATGGCGCGGGAATGAAGGCGCAATCGGCAAATGTACCGAAATTGGCGAATTTACGGCGGCGGGCTTTGAATGCCGTTTTTACGAGCCACGAACCCCCGCCCACACAGCGCCGAAAGGCGCAGGAACGGACGGTGATATTGACAAGGCAATCGCCAAAGTGCGCCGAAAATTAGGCGCGCGTGTAAGTATTCAGCGCGTGCAAAATACACTCCGCTGCCGATGGAGGCGGGCGGCAGAGATAATAGAGGAAATGCGACGGCGCGGAATAATAGGATAGGTTGACAGAACAATAGCGTCGTGATATTATGGCACTAAAGAGAACGATAGATAATCGCCAACCAACAACAAATTCGTTGCAGCGGCAGCATGTGGCTGAAGGAGAATAATAATGATACCTGATTTAAACATTGGTGGGATTGCACTTGCACCAGTTATTGTGGCGCTCATCGAACTGGCAAAGAAATTCGGACTACCGAGCAAATATGCGATTTATGTAAACGCCGCATTTTCCGTGGGGGCATATTTTGCGACTTTCTATCTAACATCACACGCCGAAGTATTGCCGTGGGGGATTGCAGTTATCAAGGCATTCATCATTTTCTTAACAACTGCTGGGTTGTATGATGTTAGTCAAAACGCAAGCGTATTCAAGAAAAAGACATTGTAATTAACGTTGTAGCCAACATCGGAGCAATTAGTGGATGATTTGAAATATGTCGAGGCACAATTCGACTGGATTAAGAATGAATTGGTCAGATTGCGGCAGGCGGTTGAGAAATTAGCAGAAACGACTATCACCGAAAAATCTTTCGGGCGGATGATAGAGCGTGTCGACCAATTAGATGAAGATTATCAGATTGTTACTCGCCGCGTTGATAAGGTGGAAAGCAAAATGATTGTGGTGATACGCATTGGGATGTGGGCGGCTGGTATAGCCGGTGCTCTCGTCACTGCGTGGCTAATGGTAGAATTGGGGTTGAGATAATGGGACAAAGACGATTAACGGCTGACCCGGATTACAAATTCCGTTGGCGGAGCAAGGGACTGGGACGATTTTTTAAGCGACAATTGAGCAAAGCCCGCCGCCAAACGGGGAAATATCTCATTGCGGGTGACTATCGGCGGGGAAACCGGTATCAATGGCAAGAAAGTACTTGCAATTACAAGGCGGATTGATGGCGAATGGATGATGTAATCGTGGTGGAGACAACCGGCGATAAGCTAGTGGCAGTCAAGCGCATCGACTTGGACTTGGCAGACGATAGCACAGCCGCGCGGGAATTGGCATACGCCGACAATCGCGTGGCGCAGGTCGGGCTGGAATGGGACGCGGAGGTTATCCTTGCAGATATTAACGCGGGGGTTGAGATAGGCGACTTTTTCCGGGAGGAGGAACTCGCTGAGATAATGGCAGGCATTACAGACGATGATTGGTTTTCCGCATTCGAGAAAGTCACAGACGAAGACCGCGCCCCATTTCAACAAATGACATTTGTGTTGCACGATTCACAAATTAAGACTGTGAAGCAGGCGGTGCAGATAGCGAAGAAGAAAAACAAATTCACGGACACGCCGAACAAGAATAGCAATGGGAACGCATTGGCGTATATTTGCAGGAGTTTTATTGATGGCAACGGCTAAAGACATCCGACTAAAGCCTATCAACCACCGGCTGGCTAGTGATTTTATCAAAAAAACACACTATTCGGGAAAGGTTGTAAAAAACAGCCAGCTCCACATTGGCGTATTTCTGAACGGAGCGCTTCACGGGGCAATGCAATATGGCCCATCACTCGATAAGCGCAAAATTCAGGGGTTGGTTCGTGGTACGAAATGGCATGAGTTTATAGAGCTAAACCGACTAGCGTTTGATGATGTTTTGCCGCGCAACAGCGAAAGCCGGGCCATTGCAATCGCAATGAAACTATTTAAAAAACACGCGCCGCAAATCAAATGGATCATCAGTTTTGCGGATGCAACACAATGCGGGGATGGTACGATTTACAGGGCTGCGGGTTTTGTCTTGACGGGCATAAAAAAGAACACCAAAATTTGGGCAGCACCAATTGGTGAGACTTTTTGCCGAGCCAGCCTCGTCAACAACAAAAATCCCCGCAAATTTGAAAGAGCTGCTCGTAGTATCGACTATCTGGAGACCCGGACGGGTCGCCACGGGCTGGCTATACAGGCCAATGGCGGCGCATCAATGAAACAATTCATAGAGGCCGGGTTCGAACCGCTTCCGGGCTTCCAGTTGCGCTATATTTATTTCATCGACAAATCATACCGCGAAAGGCTCACCGTCCCGGAAATTCCGTATTCTGAAATAGGGAAAGCGGGGGCGGGGATGTATCTGGGAGAGAAGCGGTAAAATGCGCGGGTGGCTAATGGCAGCAGCCGGGCGACCAGCTTGGCAAGGCGGTTCGATCCCGACCCACCCGCTCCTAAAAACACACCGGCAACACACCGGAATTGATAACGGATAAATGATTGGGGACTAATGAGCAAGACGCAAGACGTTAAAATCGCAGACATTACACCAGACAACCGTAATGCCAACAAGGGCACTTCCCACGGGGCGGCGCAGTTAGAAGTTAGCTTGAGAAAGTATGGCGCGGGCCGGTCGGTGTTGCTGGACAAAGATAATCGCATTATCGCCGGGAATAAAACTGACAGGAACATCGCCAGCTTTGAATATATCGGCAAAACGCCGGCGCTGATTGAGACATAAATTCACGTTTACTCTATTTTGTGACATTATAAAATTATGAAATCAGAAATGCTAGACCGTGAAAAACTAATAAATACGATTTGGGAAAATCGTGGCAAGCTGGCGATAACCGCGCAGAAGCTGGGCGTGTCGGTTCGCACGGTCTACAATTACGCAGGCAAATACGCAACCGTGCAAAATGCAATAGATGCCGCACGGCAACAATTCGACGAAATGCTTTGTGATACGTCCGAGGTTAAATTACAGCAAGCGGTTATAGATGGCAAGCGCTGGGCGGTGATGTATACGCTGGACACCAAAGGCAAAACGCGAGGTTATGTGAAGCGGCACGAATTGGACGGCGCGGTTGACATACACGTGACTTATGACGAGGCGGATTGAGGTTCATTTACCAAAACCGCATCCGGGGCAAGCGGCGATAAACAGGAATTTAGCGCGGTTCAACGTGATTGATTGTGGGCGGCGGTTCGGGAAAAGTGCGAATGGATTGTATCACGGAATACGCACAATGCTGGACGGTTATCCGGTCGGCATATTCACCCCCCGCTACAAGGACGTTTCCGAATGGTGGCGTGAGCTAGTGGAACTGACGAAGTCAGTCACAAAGGCAAAGAGCGAGCAGGAGAAACGGCTTGAGTTAATCACGGGCGGGATTGCGGAATTATGGAGCTTGGAGGATGTGGACGCCGGACGCTCACGGAAATATAAGCGAGTGATTATTGACGAGGCGGCAAAAGCGCGGCATTTGCAACCAGCGTGGGAGCAAGCAATCAGACCGACCCTGACCGATTACGCCGGTGATGCTTTTTTTTATAGCACCCCGAAGGGGCACAATTATTTTAAGACGCTCTTTGACAAGGGCAATAGCGATAATTATCCGGATTGGCGCAGTTGGCAGATGCCCACGGCGGCGAACCCGTATATCGCCCCGGCGGAGATTGAGGCGGCACGGCACGGATTGCCAGACAGGGTATTTCGCCAAGAATATTTGGCAGATTTTATCGAAGATGGAGCGGGTGTTTTTCGGCGAGTAATGGAAGCCACAACCGCGCAGGAAATAGATGAGGCGATTGACGGACATAATTATGTCATTGGCGTGGATTGGGCAAAGTCGAACGATTTTACGGTACTCACGGTGTTGGACATTAACGCGAAAGAAGTTGTGGCAATTGACCGCTTTAATCAGATTGATTATGTTATTCAGCGGGGACGATTGCAGGGGCTGGCGGGACGATTTAGACCATCGGCGATTGTCGCAGAGCGGAATAGCATCGGCGAACCAAATATTGAGATATTGCAACGCGCCGGATTACCAATTCTGCCGTTCACCACAACCAATGCTAGCAAGCAACTAATTATTGAGGCATTGGTGATAGCATTTGAAAATGGAGAAATTAGCATCCCGAACAATCCGGATTTGGTGGGCGAACTGATGGCATACGAAATGGAACGGCGACCAAGTGGAGCGATTGTTTACAACGCCCCGCCGGGGATGCACGATGATATGGTTATGAGTTTGGCGTTGGCGTGGTACGGGATTAGTAATACGATGCCGGTATTTTTGTAGGGGCTAATATATGTTTTATCGAGCAGACAAAAAGGGCAATATCAAGAGCGTGAGAATGGATGATTTGCCGCCGGAGGCTTGGCGGGCTATCACGGGCAAGGGTTCTCAATCCGGTATCGCAAAAGCGTATAGTTATGTCAGCTGGATGTACCGATGTGTTAATATCCGGGCTAATGCAGTGCAGACAATGCCATTCGTCATCAGACGGGGGAATGATATTGTCGCCGAATATGATGGTGTAACATTCACCGACCAGATTGCCGACAAGCAAATTGGTTGGGCAACGCAGTTACCCCGGATGTTACATAAGGTCGAGGCGGCGAGCGTCCTTGGGGGTACGGCATATTTTGAGCGGCGCAAGAATTTTGGTGGGAAAACGATTGGCTTTGACTGGCTGTTGCCTGACACGATGACGCCAAATTTCAGCAGAAATGGTGAATTAACCGAATTTACCAGAACTATTAATGGGCGCAAGAAGACGATGGCAATCGAAGATGTGGCTTACTTTTGGTACTCTGACCACACGGTCGAAACCGGCGCATCGAGCGAAACGCCCGGAAAGGCGGCATTGACAGGGGCAAGCGTTTTACGGAATATGAATATATTCTTGGCGGGTTATTTCCAACGAGGGATGATTA